TTGTTATATCGTGCCACTTAGTTTTGATAAAAAAGAAGTTCCGATTACTTACGAAAATTTTTGTGAAACCATATTTTTAGAATATTTTGATATATTTAATCCAGGAGAAAAAAATGCTTAATAAATTATTTTTAGAGCGAACAGAAATAAAGATTCAAACAACCGAAGGTGACTTAAATTTTATTTTTCCGAAAGATTTTAATTTAAATGATCCGAGCGTTATAAATGGCGTTGAAATAAAATGGACTTATAAATCAGTAAACGAAGAACCTAACGAGTTTGATTTGGAGATAAAAGGGCTAACAAATACGACTATTGCTAAAGTAAAATTAAAGGATAGTGTAAGACTTGTAGCTGGATATGGAACAGACATAGGTGAAGTGGCTAGTGGTATTGTGACTAGAAAAGAAGTTGATGACAGAATCTTGAAACTAAAATGCCGTGAAGTTCCAACAGATTTTAAGAAGTTAGTTAGTGCCGCTTACGCTCCAAACACATCAGCGAGTACGATAATTAATGATTTAGCAAGTAAATGCGGCTTTACTGTAAAGCAATGCGAACTAAAGAATGATAAAGTTTACAGCATTGGCGAAAGCATATTAGGAAGTGGTCTTTACGAAATAGGACAAATAGTCAAAGATTGCGATAGTCAAATGACAACAAAAAATGATTTTATTTATATATATCACAATGAGATTAACACTGAAAAAGTTATCAAATTAAGTTATCAAAGCGGACTTTTAGAAGAACCTAAGCCGCAAAATATTGAAGAAATAAGTTATAAAGTCGAAAAGACAAGTAAAACAAGTAGCAAAACAGCAAAGAAATCAAGCAAGAATAATAAAAGTACGACAAAAGGGTCTAAAAACAGCGGTCAAACTAAAAAGTCAGAGAAAAAAGAAGAACTTAAATATGATTATGAAATCAAATGTCTGTTGATTTATTATTTAAAAAAAGGCGATCTAATCGAATTAATAAGTAATGAAATCTCAACAATGTGTCAAATCGTTGAAATTAGTGATATTAGTGATTTTAAAATGACTTTAAAGGTAAGAGTAATTAATAATGATTCAGATGTTAAAAAAAATAATGACGAAATGAAGAAAATCGAAAAAGAAGAAAATAAAAAAGGCAAAGTTACTCAAGTTAAAAGAAATAAAGGAAAGGGTAGAAGGAAATGATGGAAGAATATGTGAAAGCAATGCTTGGGAAAATAGATACATCTTTAATTGCTAAAATAACAAAAGTGCATGGAAATGGATTTGTGGATGTCGAGCCAATGGCAGAGTTTCAAGATGTTAAATTACCACCTATCTTACATGTTCCAATGTGCCAGTTGGGGAACAAAAATTTTAATTTTAAAGTTAAATTTAAAGCTGGCGATGTAGTCCCGATTTTAATTTTAAGTCGAGACGCTAGTGGATACATTACAAAAGAAAGCACGACGGCAAACACAAATAAAAGGCATAACCTCACAAATGCTATTGCTTTGCCTTTTTATATTCCAACTGATGTAAACCCTGACACAGAGCCAAATTCAATAGGAATAAACGGAAACATAAAAATGGAAGGCAACATCAAAACTGGGAATATAGAGAGTGGAGAAGTGAAAGCAAAAACAGTTGATACAGAGAGTGGAACGAGTAAGGGTGGAGTTCCTTATATTCATCCGTAAAGGAGTGTGATTTATGGATATTAAATTGAATAATGCAACTGGGGAATTGTATGTTGAAAATGGCGATGTGCAATTTTTTAAAGTAAAAGAAAAATATTTTGAAGTGATCCAACAAATTGTTTTAATGTTACATGTTCGCGAGGGAGAACTTGAATATGACACTAAATATGGATTAAATTTTGAAAAGTTATTTGGAACTCACGGAAATGAAAATGAAGTGTTAGAACATATTAGAGATAAGATATTGAATAATTTTAGAGACTATTTAAGTAGATGCTATGTTGAAGTGTATGAGTACGAGAACAGGCATTTAAAAGTTAATATTGGCATCATTTTTAATGACAATAAGAAAACTTTAATGAAAGGAGTTGGGATAGGTTGGCGAGAATAAAAGTTAATACGGTTCAGGACAATATGAATATTTTAAATAACGAATTAAAAACATTATTAAAAGCTGATTATTCTAACGATAAGCGGAGTGCTTGGTATATGCTGATGTATCCAGTCGCTAGGCTTTTGAGAGAAAAAATGGAACGGCAACAGATTCAAGCTGACAAAATGAATTTGCTTAATTGCGAAGGAATTGAAATAGATGAGCATTTAGCAAATAGTCCGTTTTTCTTCAAGAGAAAGCAAGAAAGCCATGCAACTGTCAAAATTGAATTAGTTGGCGGGCTTAATGTAAATCTTGAAAAAGGTGATGTGATACTCGAGGCAAATGATGGGACGAGATATATACTTAACGAAAGTGGAACACTGAACAATAAAACTACTTTTGAGTTTGTTTGCGATACTGCAGGAGAACAAGGAAATAAAGAGATCGGGAGTATTATCAAGATAGTTAAAGTCGTGAATGGTGTTTATGATTTTAAGCAAAATGAGATTGCGGCTGGTGGACAGGGGCAAGAAAGTGATAACGAATATATAGAACGTTGGTTTTTAAGCCGCAATGAGAGTGAATGGAATTTGGACGGAATTAGAGCGGAAGTATTAAAACAGGAAGGTGTTAAATCTGTTTATGCTGATGAAAATAAGGAGATGACGACTGATGAACGAGGTATTGAAGGGAAATCGATTGTATTAATTATTGACGGCGGAAGAAATGAAGATATTGCTAATGCAATATGGAGAAAGAAAGATCATGCAATCAAAACAATAGGAGATACAAAAGTGATTGTTAAAGATAGTCAAGGAATTGACAGGGAGATTTCGTTTTATAGACCGCATAAAAGAGAAGTTTTGATAAATATAGAATTTACAGCAACTAAGGACAGTAACATTTTATTAGATAATTTAAAAGAAATTGTAAAAGACTATTTGAAAAATACAGAAGTTGGAGATTATATCACATCGTATAAATGTGAGGCTGAATATATTCGAGAGATTTATTCTGCTGATAGATTATTAAATATAGATGTTACATTTAAATTTAAAAATGAACCATCTAGCAATTTTGAAAAAGTTTTAAAACTAGGATTTAATGAGGTGGCGGAATATGCAGAGTAATTTTGATTATATGATGTCGAAATGCCCTTGGTGGCTTAAAAAGAATGATAATGTACAAGCATTTTATAAAGCTGTATCAAAATTATTTGATGAAGTTGATAAGACTTATAATTTATTGGAAAAACAGCACTTGGTAGATTATGCGGATGGAGATTTTTTAGACGATGTAGGTGCCAAATTCGAGGTTCAAAGGCATGGTCAGGATGATGAAAGATACAGGAATCGTATCAGATTAGAGATGATGAGATATAAATTAGTTCCAAACATCGAAACATTATACAAAATTGGTCAAATGTTTACAGGAATAGCACCAACTATTGATTTTAATGAGAATAATGAACCTGCTCAATACAAAGTTACATTTTTGAGTGGAGAAAATTTTAATTTTAGTCTAGTAGATGAACTTAATTTAGAAAATATTGTTGGTGGAGGAATTAAAATTAATACTCAAAAATATTTGGATAATTATAATGTTGGAATGAGATTTGGAGACAGGCATTTGTCGGAAGAAAAAATTAAGAATTATATAAAAAGAAATCCGATTAATATTACAAAGTAGAGGGAGGAACTTATGGCTAAACTTACAAAATTTAAAGAACATCAAGTTGAATATCCATCGCATTATCGTGTAAAGGAACAAACAACAAGAGGAGACACTGAGATAAAGGTAATAACACCTGAATTTGGGAAAATCCGTGTGCAAGGTACTGCAGAAAAAGAAGAAATCTATAATGGATTGCAATTAGGGAGTGTACATACATTACATGCAACAAAAACAACTGATTTAGGGATAGATTATTATGTTTGTGAACTTGATGGACTTGATGAATTTGGATTAAATAAAGATTTAAAAATAAGACTTACAGTTGATAGCGAAAATGAAAATGATAATCCAAAATTACGATTAAATAGAAATGATTATGTTTTGTTGAAAGAATTTAACGAGCAAATAGAAATTGTTGGAATTAACGATTTAAAACAAAATAAAACATATGAATTAACATACAATGGTACACAATTTGTAATAATAAACATTTTAAATTATGCAACAGAACAAAAAAATGGAATAGCCAAAATCTATTCTGAAACAGAATCTGAAAGTACAGCAGAAAAAGTTAAAGAAGTAGTCAAGGCAGGGAACGGAGATACACAGGAAGTAGTAAATGAAAGACCAACAGGAGAAACCGTGTGGAGCAAGTTAATTAAAACGTTAGATCATACAAAGATTTTGAGTGTTAGAGGATTGGTAAAAATCTTAAGCAAATTTTTAAAGCCTGCAACCGAAAATGAATATGGACTCGTCAATTTTCAAACGATTAAACAAGTGTCACCCAAGCCCGATTTAAGTCCGTATATTCCATTTTCAAAAGGATATAGGAATAGTAGTAATAGCGACTTTGTACTAAGAGGCAATAATACTGACTGCTGGGTACCACGACATCTGTATATGTATCTTGAAAATGGTGACTATATGGGTTGTTTTCATGTAAATGGAGGAAGAGCTTATTATAAAGTACCAAATCGTAACGGAGGAAACTGGTGTGAAATCATGGATAATCACGATATGGCTGCAAGAGATAATCGTATGAACGTGATAGATGGAAATGTAAATGCAGCACGAGGAAGAGCTGATGACGCTTGGAACAGGACACAGCATTTGTATGATTTACGTAACCATGATAATAATGATAAGTGGCAGAATTATATAAGAGACATCAGACTTGCAGGTTTTATGGAGTTACCTCTGTGGGGTGCAAATACATCTACTGAAAGAGGCGGTTATGTGGTAACAGGTATAAGAAACCATGATGCTAATTCTGTTCTGGGAACAGGTGATTACGCACAATTGAGGGCGTTGCAATTTTTTAGAAACGGACAATGGTTAAACATAGGATTTGCATAGAAGGAGGTAAAAATGAAATTTATAGTAGATAGAACTGAAGCGAAACAATTTGAAGATGGTATGAAATACATTGCCATATTTGATAAAGATAATAAAGATTGGTATGAAGAATTAAAAAAATTCAAGACCGACACTTTAAAAGTAATGTACAACAAGGAAACTTATTTGGTTTTAAGCACAAATATAGATGCCACTATGATAGCACCAACAATGGTTGGAGATGTAGTAGAAGAAATAGAATATCAGGATGTAAAAGTAAATCCAAATTTGTATTTTGTGGATGGAAAAGTTGTAGAATTACAGAATTATGAAACTATTAAAAATGGTAAAATTGTATTTAATCGAGACAAAAAAATAGAAGAAATAAAAAAAGAATTATACGATTTAAGAGTGGAGCGTGATATTGCACCGTTTGAATTTGAAGTTGATGGTGTGGCATATTTGCAAAATAACAGGAGTATAGATCAATCAAATTTAACAAGAATTGTCGTAATGTGCCAAGCATTGAAGAAAACAACTTTTGAGAATTGGAAATTTTATACAAAGGAAAATAGTGAGAAATATGTAAATTTAACTATACAGGACATGATGAAAATGGCAAACATAATGCAAGAACAGACTACTAAATCAATGGCTGCAGAAACATTGCTGACACATAATTTGGAAAATCTAACTGACGAGGAATTAAAAAAATATAATGCAAAAGAAGAATATGAAAAAGCATATAAAAATATGTAGAAGGAGGATTCATGGAATTAGAAAAAGATAAGCTATATATATGTTTTCACAAACCTAAACATCTTGTAGGACATTTAATAGCATTGTGGACATTTGGAAGATATTCACACGCCGAATTTATTTACAATAATCAAGTATTTTTATCTAATCCTGGAGGAGTAAGAACACAAAAATTTAAATATTTGAAAAATATGGATATTTATGAGTTAGATAGTAATATTGATGCGAAAGATATTATTGAGTTTTTTAAAACAGCGCAAGGCAAAGGATACGACTATCTAGGAATTTTAGGACAGTTTTTTTATGCTAATAAGGTACAAGATGACGATAGATATTTTTGCAGTGAGTTTTGTTTAAATGCAATAGATTATGCTTTACAGTTCACTTTGACATATAAATTGAAATCGTTAAAGGACAGGGTTGGCTATCAGTTCAGTCCAGTCAAATTATACAAATATTTAAAAGATATGGAATTAATTAAAGAAAAGGAAGTGGCATAGATGAACGACAGATTTAACAAATTTTTAGATTATATCTTTAAAGTTGAAGGCGGTTATACTAATGATAAAAACGATAAAGGCGGAGCAACAAATTTTGGAATAACACACGAAGACGCTAAAACATATCTAGGGTATATAGGAGATATGAGGAAATTTAAAAAATCAGATGCTGAAAAGATTTATGAAAAAATATACTACAAGGGGAATCATCTTGACAAAATAGTAAGTGATAAAATAGCTCTTTCAATTTTTGACTGGATTGTAAATAGTGGAAAAACAGGAAAGAAGAAAGCTCAGATTGTAGCAAATAAATTTGGTTCAAATTTAACTGTAGATGGAATAATTGGACCCAAGACAGTTGAAGCTATTAATAAAATAAATCCTGAAACTTTTTTGAAAGAATATCATGAAATGCAAAGAAATTTTTATAAATATTTAGTAAGTAAGGATAAAACACAACAAGATTTTTTGACTGGATGGTTGAATCGTGTTGATAGAAAAGAAAAATACTTGAAGGAGATGGTGTAAGATGAAAAAAATTTGTGTAATAATTGGGCATGGCGGAAACGATTGCGGAGCAATTAACCCTCATACAAAAGAGACTGAGCTTGCTTACAATACCGAACTTGCTGATATGCTTATGGGGGCATTAAAAAATGAGTATGAAATCGTAAAATATAACAGGGGATATAACAAAGTTGAAAATATTGGGATAGTCAATGGTTATAAATCAGACTTGATTTTATCGCTGCACTGTAATTCGTTTAACGGAATTACTTCAGGAACAGAGGCACTTTACTGGTATTCAAGCGAAAAATCTAAAAAATTGGCAGAGATATTAAGTAAAAATATTTCTGAAACTTTTGGAATCCACAACAGAGGAGCGAAACCAAGAGTTACAAATGAAATTAAGAAACGGAATCCTATTAAATTCAAAGATATGGAAACAAGGGGAAGTTATTTGCTTTATAGGACAAATGCCCCTTGTAACATTATTGAACCGTTTTTCATAGATAACGATAGCGATTTGAAGCTCGGAAAAGAGAAAAAACAGGAATATGTGGAAGCGATAAAAAAATCTATAAAAGAATATTTTGAAGGAGTGATGTAAAATGAACGTGATAACAACAGTGTTAAATCAATTTGGAGGAAATGTAATAAATCTAGTGGCAGTAGCATTGGCTGGATTTGTAGTAAAGGGAATTTCAACATATCTTGTAAAAGGATACAGATATCTGCTTAAAAAGAAAATGGCAAGATACGTAGCACAGTTTATACCAAACGGGATTGCATTCGGAGAACTGCTGAAGGGAGTCAAGCCCAATGAGGAAAGGCTGTTGCAGGCTGTGTTGACAGTTCAGAACTTGGTTTTAAAAATGTTTCCTGAAAGACTAAGACCAACAGTGGATAAGTTGTTTGATGAAAAGGCGATTGCAAGAGAGATAGAAAGACAGCTTAACAAAGAAAAGCAAGAGGGTTTAGCAAAGCCGACAGCAGTGGAAGAAGAATAAGAGCTACTGTCGGAGAGAAAATAGAAAAAGTAACTGAACAGGCAACGGAAAAAGCAATTGACAAAGTGATTGGAAAAGTAGTGGAGAGTGGAAAACTCTCTGCTAATGACAATAATAAACTGAACTTCAATGTGATTGATTATAAGCGTGACTACAGTCGAAGTAATATATATGCTGATATAAATTACCGTGATAATTTCAGAGGAGACAGAGAATTGCTTGCCAGAGCTGGGTTCGTTTATTATTTTGGTAGAAAGTAGGAATAGCAATGCAGTTAAAGGAACTTATATTGTACATAGAAAACCATGGGATTTCAATAGTATTCATGTGTCTGACAATAATTATACTTTACCGTTCTGTAGTTCCTTTCATGAAAGAAGCTCTTGAAACACAGAAAGAAATGAAGAAGTTTATGCAGAGTATGAACATGAATACTATGAGAGGAAAAGGGCTTGAGATGGTATTAAACTTTACATCTCAAGGGCTAAGATGGAGTTTGCAAAAAAGAATAATACAGTATATAATAGACAATAATATCAGTCTTAACTGGGTAATTATTTTAAAAGAGATAGATCTTAAAATTGAGGAGAAGAAGCATGAAATATATTCGGATTTAAGAGATATTATTGACAAAGCTGTATTAAAAGTATTTATGAGTATTTTGGATGAGGAACTTATAGAAACCAAAAATCTTATAATAGTTTTACTCGAAGATTTAAAAGAACACGGGAAAAACGATAAATCTCTGTATATAACAGCAGAAAGAAGTGTAGAAACACATTTTGAACATTTTGAAAATAGAATGTATAACA